CGGGGCCCGTGGTGAGCACGGAGAGCCCCGAGAGCGTCTTGCGGACGTAGGCGGTGTCTGACAGTTCGACGGCGCCGGCGGTGAACATGTCCGCGACGGTGGTGACCGACGCGGTCGGCGCCGAGCCGGTGCTGCGCAGGAGCAGGACGCGCAGGTCCAGGCTGGTCCAGTTGTCGGGGTTCACGATGTCGAGGGCGTGGTTGAAGAGGGCCATGATCGGGGCTCAGTAGGTGTTGAGGAACGTGGCTTGGGCGCGGATGATCCCGGCGACGGCCTGCTTGCGGTCGAACACGACGCCCCGTGATCGCCCGGTGATCGAGTGCGACGTGCCGGCGAACACGGCGGTGAGGGTGGAGTCGGTCACGGTGGGGAGCCACGCGGTGCGCAGGGCGTGGAGGGCGCTCTCGGCCTCGGCCTGCGTGGTGCCCTGGGTGATGAGGTCGGCGATGATCGGATGCGCGGCCAGGTAGTCCCGGGAGGCGACGACGCCGTTGGCGAAGTGGAGCTCGGTGTCGGCGGCCTTGACGACGACATCGTCGAGGCCCGTGATGTTCGTGATGCCCCACACGGACGAGCCGGTGCCGACGAGGTAGGAGGAGAGGGTGAGCGAGACGTTCATCCGAGGTTCGCCATTTCCCAGCCGAGCCGGCGCCCGACGACACCGGCCATCGAGGCCGGGTCGGTGATGCCCCGGGCGTCGACCGACACCGGCACGGTGATGGTGGTCCCGCCGCCCACCGTCGCCTCCTGGGCGGGGGTGCGGATCGTCTCGCCGCCGTGGACGAGGGCCAGCACCCCGGCGCCGACCGGGGCGTCGACGACGCCACCCGTGGCGAACCCGGGGATGTCCAGCTCCATGCCGAGCTTGCCGCCCAGCTTGCCGAACGTGTTGTCCTTGCCGGAGGACCCACCAAACCCGATCTTGCCGCCCCCGACTTTCGTGTCGGTGCCGGGGATCGTGAACTCCGGGAGGGTCAGTTCGAGCTCGGACCAGGCGGTGATGATCTCGCCGATCATGCGCTCGAACTCGTCGGGGATGGCGTCCCACATGCCTTCCGCCTCGGTGGCGATGTCGCCGGCCGCGTCCTCGAGCCAGTCGGTGAGCGCACCGGACAGCTCCTCGCGCTTGGTCTCCATGGCGTCGGTGAACTCGGTCACCATGGGCCCGACGATGGTGTCGGCCCAGAACTGCGGATCGGTGACCTTGTCCTTGAGGTAGCCGAGCGCGGCCTCACCGGCGGCTTCGAGGGCGTTGCCCATCTTCTCGCCGAGCCACGGCTGGGCGGTCTCGTCCCACCACACGCCGACCTCGTCGAGCATCGGCTGGCCCGACTTGTCCCACCACTCGCCGAACTTCTCCTTGGCCTTGTCGAGCCCCTTCTCGATCTCGGGGCCGTACTCGTCCCACACGGCGCCGAGCCCGTCGATGCCCTGGCTGATCTGCTCCTCGACGGCGTCCCATCCGCCGGTCTGGAAGGCGTCGATCAGGTTGGACGGGGAGAGCTTGCGCTTGATCGACTCGATGTCGGTGGCCAGGTTGTCGTTGAGCGTGGCGCCCATGTCGTCGGCGGCGCCCTCGACGCCACCGAACCCACCTTCGAGGGTGCCGAGCGATGTGAGGAACTCGGGGATCTTGGAGACGCCGAGATCTTCGAGCGGCGTGCCGAACAGGGCGATGGCGGCGTTGGCGCGGGCCGTCGGGTCCTTGATGGAGAGCAGGCCCTTGGCGATCTGGCTCATGGCCTCCTTGGCCGCTGGACCGCCTGCGAGGATCTTGGCGGCCATGTCCTCGGCCGACAGCCCCGCGGCCTCGTACGCGGCGACAGAGGTGGCGCTCATGTCGGTCCCACGGATGGTGAGTTCCTTCATGGCGTCGCCGGTCTTGTCGAGCCAGAACGGCCCCTTCTTGGATGCCCCCACGAGCATCGCCATGGCCTCTTCGCCCGAGAAGCCGAGCATCATGATTTCGTCGCTGTACTCCTCGACGGCGTCCATGAAGTCGCCACGCATCGCCGAGGGGACCTTCTGCATGCTGGCGACCATGAGGTCGAAGGCGTTGGCCCCGTCGGTGGCGATGCCCCGCTGCACCATGGACCCGGCCGCGGCGACGGCCTCGGTCACGTCGGTGCCGAACGCGGTGGCGAAGTCCAGCGCCTTGGCGGTGAGGGCGGTGAGCTCGGCGTCAGTGGTCGCCCACGAGTCGATGGGGGCCAACGTGGAGCCGACCGCTTCGAGCGCCTCGTTCACCTGGCCGAGGCTGTCGCCGTAGGCGTTGGCGTACAGGCCGCCGGCGATGGCCCCGGCACGCTCCGACCCGGCCGACGACAGGCCGAGCGCGGCGGCGAGGCGGTCCCGGCCGGCGTCGCGTTCGATCGCCCCGAAGAACTGGTCGACCAGCTCCACGCCGAGCGCCACGCCGAGCGCACCCGCGGCGAGGACACCGGCGCCCGTCCACCCGCCGACCATGTCGACGAGCGACGCCTCGCCCTCGCTCGCTCCGGCGTCGATGTCGGACGTGTCGGCGGCGGGCAGCTTCACGGGCGGCGGCGGGTTGAGGGCCAGGGCCCGCTCGGCCTGCCCGAGCGACGAGGTGAGCTTGCCGATGTCGGCGTCGACGGGGACGGTGGCGCCCTGCTCCTCAAGCTTGCGGAGCGCGGCCTTCGCCTTGTTGAGGTCGGCCTTGGTGTTGTCCTCGATGCCGAGGGAGTAGTTCAGTTCGCCGACGTTCATCGCCATGGGGTCACCTCCTTCCTAGAGCGATGTGAAGTACGCCTGAGCGGCTTCACCTTCGAGCACCTGGTTCTTCTGGCGACGCCACCAGCGCCAAACCGAGTCGCCGTCGAGGGATGCAACGAGGGCGGTGAAGCGCCGCCACGACATCCCCTCGACCAGCACGCACCGGGTCAGGTCCCGCCGGTACTGTCGCTCGAAGTCGCCTTCGAGGGCTGCCCATCCGGCGATGATGTCGTCGACGAGCCCCCCGTCTCCGGGGGCTGGGCTTCCCCCTCCGGCTCCTTGCGCAGCCCGTAAATCTCGTTGCGGGCCAGCAGGTAGGCGGCGAACAGGGCGGGCATGGTCATCCCGTCCTCGACCCACCGCTCGACACGCTCGGCGCCGAGCAGGAGCCCGGCCAGTTCGTGGACCGCTTCGAGGTCGGGGGCCTTGCCTTCGAGCCGCTCGCGGTGGCGCACCGTGTAGAGCGCCACCTTGGCGGGCATGGAGTGCGGGAGGTCGATCACCTCCCCCCGGACCTTGATCCGGGGGGAGGGTCCTGACGCCTCTTCGATCTCTGCCCACGCGGCGTCGAAGTCGACGGGTTCCCGCATTACAGGATCTCGATGGTGGCCGACGCGGCCGAGGCGGTGCCGAGGCCGGCGGCGTTGCGGGCCCGGACCTTGAAGTACAGGTCGTCGCCGGTGGTGAGGCCACCGAAGAAGGCGGGCTTCGTGTCGGTGTTGATGGTGTCGATCACGACGTCGCCGACCGAGTTGTAGCAGGTGACCTCGTAGCCGTAGGGCGAGCCGGTGCCGTCGGTCCAGGTGACCGAAGCGGAGTCGGTGAGCGGCGTACCGACGACGGAGGTGACCGCGCCGGGCTTGGCCGCGGTGGCGCTGTTGGTCTTGGCGCCCGACACGTTCATGTCGACGTTCCAGGCCGACGGGTCATCGTTGCCGCCGCCACCGTGGGTCACGGTGGCCGAGGCGAGGAACACGAGGGTCGACGCGTCGGGGCTGGTGATGCGGAACTGCTTGAGGCTGTCGGGGCCGATCTCGTCCGCCCACGACTCGACGGCCTCCTGTCCGGCGTCACGGTCGCCCGTGCCGACGTCGGTGAGGATCAGGCCCTGCAGGCCGAAGGCGTCGCCGCGGCTGGCCTTGAGGTGCGACAGGCGGCCGTCCTCGTCGAACGTGGTCGTGTCGGCGTCGTTGCCGGTCGGGGTGTGCGACCACGAGTTGACGCCCTTGATCTCGGTCCACACGGGGACGCCGACGGTCCCGGTGTTGAGGTGGAAGTCGTAGTCGCGGGCGAGGATCTTGGTGGTGGCCATGGTGCTCCTTAGGCGTGGGCGGGCCGGTTGGTGGTGGGTGCGTGGACCTGAATCTCAAAGTTCAAAGACCACTCGGGGCGGTCGTTGTCGTCGACGCCGAGCGGCACCGCGTCGGATTGGACGGGGGTGCAGCCGATGACAAAGACCTCGTCGTCGCCCGCTGCGTCGAGGGTCGTGTTGTCGAGCCCGGCGAGGGCGTCGTACACGGCCCGTGCGAGGTCGTAGGACGCCCGCTGCACCCTCGGTGCGCCCCGGACGATGATCTGCACGACGGGCGTGTCCCAGGGCTGCAGGGTGCGATTCGGGACGCCACCGGCGGGCATGACGCCGACGGCGATGTCGGGGGTCGACGGCATCCACCCGACGAACACGTTGCCGCCGGTGGTCGTCGCCGAGTAGGTGAGCCCCGTGACCTCGTCGCCCAGGTACTTGCCGACGGCGGCGGCGATCATCGGGACGCCTGGCGGATGCGGTCGGCGAGGAACGCCCCGATGCGGGCGGACTGCTCGCGGCCGGTGTGCTCGAGCCACTTGGCCCGGCGGCCGTTCGTGTGGCGCAGGCGGGTGTCCTCGTGTTGGCGGACGGCGTACGGGGTGTCGTAGGAGACGATGGCCTTGGCCCGGGCACGGTCGACGGTGACCATGCCCGAGCCGATCAGGGTGCCCTCCTCGATGGGTGCGGTGCGGTTCGCCTCTTCGAGCAGGAACTCGCCGGCGTCGGACAGCGCGGCGAGGGTGGCCTCATGTAGGCGGCGTAGGGCGGCGTCGTCGGTCCTCATGCCGTCGCCCCCCGCGGCCCGTCGCACAGGAGCTGCCACGAGTGGGTGCCGCGCAGTTCGTGGCCGTTGGCGGCGTCGAGCACCGTGTACGTCCGATCGCCGTGGGTGACCTTGGACTCGGCGGGCACGGTGACGCCGGGGCGCACAGTGATCGTGGCCGAGGCGGACACGTCGGCACCGTTGCCGGTGCGCACCATGCGGCGCTTGGCGACGACCCTCGCCCGCACGGTGGTGGCCGTCCCGTAGCTGGGCCCCTCGGCGGTGTCGCCCTCGTATGGCTCGATCGTGATGGTGTGCGGCAGGGTGGCGGTGGGAATCGGCATCACCAGACCCCCCACTCGGGCGTGGCGCTCGTGGCGACTGGCACCGGGCCGAGTAGGCCGTGCACCTTGAGGATGTGGTAGGCGCGGGGCGCCAGGTCGGGGGCGCGCTTGCCGCTGTAGCCGTCGACGCTGATCTGCCCGCCGGCGAGCCCGTCGATCGAGTTGGATTCGTCGACCTCGCACCACTGCTCGATCTGGGCGCACACGGCGTCGCGCAGGGCGTCCTCGACGACGGTGTCGGTCGGGGCGCCGGTGGTGTCGACGGGGTACGTGGCCCGCACCTTGGCGTCGATGAGCTCGGATGCACGCTTGATGAGGCGGGTCAGGTCGGCGGGGACGGTGACGTCTCCCAGCCAGTCGGACACCTCGGCAGGCGTGGCGTAGGACACGGTCACGACGTAGCCTCCCGGGTGTGCCTGATGATCCGGCCATAGCGGTGGCCGTAGTGTTCGACCAGTCGGCTACGCGTTGGACACGCGCCGAGTTGGCCAGGCTTCGCCGCCTGGTGGACGACGAGTACTTCCATGCCGATCGTCGGGCCGTGCTGGCCCGCATCGACGACCTGCTCGCTTGACCGCCAGGGCGCGGCGACACGGCCCGCAAGGGACCGCATCGCACGCACCCGTGGCAGCCAGAACACGTCAGGCCCCGTACTGCTCGATGAGTTGGGCCTTGGTGGCCTCGGCCAGCTCGTCCTCTGTGGCGCCCTGCGTGGCCGCGTAGGCCACCCATTCGGCCTTGGCCGCTGCGTGGGCCGGGCGATCGTCGTCGACGTCAGGGGCGGCCACAGGGGCCGTCTCCGGGTCGTCGAGGATCGTGTACCGGCCGCACGCAACGGACTGGTCGAACAAGGCGCGGGCCGGCGTGCCTTCGGGGGGCACGTCGACCAGCGACTCGGAGCCGCCCTCGTAGCGGACGGTGACCGTGGTCATGCGTTGTCCGCCGCGGCCAGGAACAGGACCCATCTCAGACCCGCGGGATGCGGTAGGCGGTGACCGTGCCGGCGAACGAACTGGCGAGGTCGATGTGCAGGTCGCCGTTGGACTGGGCGAACCGGCTGGAATCGAACGGGCCGATCCACTCGACGCCGGAGGTGGCGGCCACAGTGATGGCGAGGTTCCCCTGGCCGGCGGCGAACGCCGGGGGGTTGTCGCCGGCCACGATGGTGGCCACACGGTCCGAGCCGTTGGTGTTCGCCAGGCGAACGATGAGCTCTTCCAGCGGGACGCCGGAGATCACGTGGTCGTTGGTCGGGTCGGCGGTGGTGCCCGCCGGTTCGGCGGTCTCGGCGGTGCCGGAGAGGGTGGTGACGGTGACGGCGGTACGAGCCATAACGGGGTGTCCTTTCGGGACGGAGGGGTACGGGGCAGGGCGAACGAGCCGACCCCCGACCCACTAGGGGCCGGGGGTCATGGGGCTCAGGTCTTGGAGGCCAGCGCGGTGGCGAGGGCGTCGGGACGGACGACCTTGGCGCCGTAGAGGTGCAGGCCCTTCACGGCGTCGCTGAACGAGTCCTCGGGGCGGTACGCCTCGGTCTTGTTGATCTGCTCGGCGTAGGAGCAGGCCGACGGGTGGCCGGCGATCACCGAGTAGTCGTCACCGGTGACGAGGGGCAGGTTGTTGGACACCCGCAGCTCGAAGCCGGCGGCCCGGCCGACGGTGCCGTTGGACAGGGCGTCGGAGAGCGTCGAGGCCGAGGCGTCGATGAAGCGGGAGTCACCGAGGAGGCGACCGTGCACCCACGGGGGGATGAGGCAGTAGCGGCCCTGGGTGGGGACGTTGGCCTCGTCGAGCTTCACCTTGAGCGGGATGAGCAGGAGGTCGTACACGTCGGCGGCACCGTCGACCTGCACGGCACCGAGGGCGTTGCCGGAGGCGACGCCGGCACGCAGCAGGGTCTCGACGTAGGTGTCGGCGGTGTCGGCCAGCGAGTAGGCGGCCTCAGCCATCGCCTCGGGGATCACGTTGCCGGCGGCCTGGCGGGCGTCCACGTCGTCGACCTCAAAGGCGAAGTAGTACGCCTGATCGACCACGAGCGAACGCTGCGCGGTGGTGAGCTGCTCGGGGACGATCGACGTGGTGCCCTTGACGTAGGCGGCCACGGTCGGGCGGCTGATGGAGTTGATGCGGACGGTGTCGCCCTGGTCGTTGATCTCGCCTTCGTAGTCACGGTTCACGACGCCGGGGGCGGCGATCACGAGCGACTTCTTGAGGGACGAGAGGAGCGACTTGGACCACACCTCGGGGACGAACGAGTCGATGCTCATAGCGGGGTTTCCTCACGGGTTCGTGGTGGGTGCCAGCGAGTGCCTGGCTGGTCCTCCGGCCCGTAGGCCCCGTTTCACGCCCGTCGGCGATGCCCGTGAGGGCCCGTACGAAGCCCGTCGGCTAGTTGATCCCCGGCCCCTGTAGCTGGGCGAGGATCTCGGTCTCGTGCTTGGCGTAGTCGTCGGCGGACAGCTTGGCGATCTCGGCGCGGGTCCAGACCTTCTTCGCCGGGTCGCCACCGAACTCGGCGCCCGATGCGCCGGCGGCCGTCTGGCCCCGGAACTCGGGCACGTCGGCGAGGGTGTCGCCGATGAGCTTGGTGAGGGCGGCCTGGTTCGGCTTGCCGTCCTCGGTGAGCTCGTCGAGGTCGGAGAGGTCGACGTTGCGCAGGAACCGTTCGACGCGGTCAGGCTTCACGCCGGCCTTGAGGGCGAGCCGCTCGGCGGTGGTCTCCACCCGGATCGACAGGGCCTCGCGCTTGGCCTCGGCGACGGCGTTGTCGCTGTCGGCCTTCTCGGCCTTGAGCCGGTCGACCTCGTCGAGCTTGGCCCGCTCGCTGGCCGCCTGGGCGTCGGTGTCCCACTTCTTGCGCTCACGGTCGAGGCGCTTGGCGATCAGGGCGTCGAGGTCTGCCTGGGTCATGGTGACCTCGGGCGCGGTCGCCTCGGGAGCGGGGGCGTCGTCGGCCTCCGGCTCGGTCACCTCGGGGGCGGGGTTGGTGTCGGTCATCGTCATCGGTGTCACCTTTCATGGTGGGTAGGTAGTGGTCATCGAGGGCCGAGGCGTTCCCGCTCCCGGCGTCGCTGCAGGTCGTTGGCCTGGACGTGGTCGGCGAGGCGCCGCTGCCACTCCTTGGCCTTGCGTTCGGACGCCTTGCGGGCGTCGTCGTCGAGGGCGGCGGCGGCCCGTTGCTTCCAGTGGCGCACGCCCCGCTCGAGCCGTCGTTGCTCCTGGCGCGCCCGGTCGCCGCTCGGGTCCTCGGTGTCGGTCATGCGCCCCGTGAGGCCCGGCACGAACGCGCCGAGGCGGTGGCGGCAGTTGGGGTGCTGCAGGCCCGCACGCTGCGCCTGAGCCACCGATCCGGCCACCGTGAAGCGATGCCCGTCCCCGCCCACCACCCGCGTGCCCCGCTCGGTGGCGCCGCTGATCGACAAGACCTTGCCCTCCCACGGCCTACACGCCTTGCACTCCTGGGGGGCGTCGGACACGATCACGAGGTCGCGCCCGGCGTCGGTGAAGCGATCGAGGGTCCCGGCCACCTGGGCGCGGCCCACCGCCGTGCGGGTCGCCATCTCGGCGTAAGACTCCAGCGCCCACCGTCGCCCCGCCGTGTCGCGGAACGTGACGATGCCACGGTCGGCGAAGTGGTTGAGGGCGTTCTGCGCCGCGGCCAGGCGGGTGCGTGCCCCGGTGACGGTCTGCGCCGCGGTCTCGGCGACGACCTGGCGGTAGATGTCGTCGATCTGGCGCAGGATGCCGCCATGCGTGTCGGTGATGGCGGCCACGGTCTCGGCGGCCAACGCCTGCACGGCCAGCGTGTTCGTTGCGGGTGCAAGCTTCACGGCCACCTCGGCGGCGCCGGCACGGGCGCCCACCTCGTAGCCCCGTTCGACGGCGAGGTTGATCGCCTCGGGGCCGAACACCTGCAGGCGCGCCACCACGTCGGCGGCCTCGGTGCGCAGCCCGACCATGTCGGTGAGCTTGCGCTCAGCCCAGCCCGGTTCGTCGATGCCCCGGGCCAGACGGGAGGCCACCAGCTTGAGCAGGTCCGCCACCGCCTGCCCGTAGATGTCGGCGACCGTCTTGGCGGTGCGCAGCGCCAGGTCCGGGTCCGCTTCGGCGGGCATCTCAGTACCGCACCCAGCGGCGCGCCTGGTCGGACCATCGGCCGCTGAACACGCGCCTGTCGCCCCACGGCGCGGTGAGTGGCACATCCCACGCCACCGGCCGCCAGACGACGGCTACGGCGAGGTCAGCCAGCTTGCCGAGCACGTGCCCGCTCCGCGTCGTAGTCGTAGGGCGCAGGCGGGTGGCCGATGTGGAACGCGTGGCACGGCGACCAGCAGTGATACGCCCGGATGTCGTCGCCGGTGTCACGCCGTGCGATCGCCGCGGCCTCCTTGGCCCGCTTCATCGTGGCGTAAGCCAGCTTCCCGCACCTGCTCGGGACGGCGTGCTCGCGGTACGCGGCACCCTCGCCGTCGTAGCGAACCCGCGCCCTCACACGAACCCGCCGGTTGGGTCGGTGACGATGCCCTCTTCGGCCTTGATGCGCTCCACCTCGGCCTGTACGGCGTCGGCGTCGAGGCCGGGTTGGGCCATGCGCACCCGGGTTTCGATGCTGGTGGCCTGCGCGTTGCGGAGCGCCGTGAGGGTGGCGGCGAGGGTGGCGGGATCCTCCGATGCCAGCGGCGGGAAGGACACCGACGGGCGCATCGGCGTGACGCTGGAGCCGAACACGCGGGCGTCGATGATGAGGAGCATCTCAAACAGGTCGGTGAGGTTCGGCTCCCAGTACCGCTGCTTGCGGGCGGTGGTGCGCAGCGTGTCGGCCTCACGGGCCCGCACCTCTGTGGCGGTCACGGCGGCGGCACCGTCGACGAGGCCGAACGTCTGCGGCGAGTAGCCGGCACCAGACACGATGAGGCGCATGTACTGGTTCATGGCGTCGGCGTGGGCTTGGGTGCGGATCTCGGGCTGAACGGGCGTGATCCCGGCGTTCGCCGCGTCGGACGGGTCCATCTCCAACGGGGAGAAGATCTCGCGGTCGGCGTCGAACACGGCGCCGTTCCCGCGCCCCGACCGGTCGAGGAACTGGTCGGGGACGATGATGCGCGACTTCCCGAGGCGCACGTCACGGGCCAGCGCGGTGGCGGCCTCGTCGAGCGAATCCATGAGGGATTCAAGCCCCTGCGTGTCCTGCCGGCCGAACGGCGTTCCCGGGTGGCGACGGTTCGGCCTGGCGTTCGGCACGTAGCGGGCGAGCAACAGGTCGGGCACGCCGAGTAGGGCGGTCAGGTTCACCTCGTCATCAAGGCTGGCGGTCGCGGCCAGCTTGTCGAGCGCCATGCGTGCGCCGAGGCGCTCCTTGTCGCCGGCGTAGAGGCCGTGGTAGATCCAACCCGGCTCATAGCGTTCCAGGTGACGCCACACGGTCTCGCCGTCGGTGGCCACCACCTTCCAGAACGTCACCGCAGCGAGGTCGCCCCACCGCCATTCCGGCACGGCGCGATCCGAGCGCACCACCGAGAGGAACGGGTGCTTGCGGTACATCGGATCCCACATAGCGCGCAGGTACACGCCACCGGTGCCGCCGCTGATCTCGGCGCCTTCGAGGAGCGTGGTCTGCACCTGAGCGAGGTTGAGCAACTCGACGAGGCGGGCCTCGGTGGCCTGCGCCATCGGGTCGGGCGTCTCGCCGTGGGCGTCGTCGATGACGGCGCGGATGTCCTCGCCGAAGAGCAGGTCGGCGCCGACTGATGCGATGTCGGCGGCGATGGGGACGTGCACCCGGTCGGTGGGCTTCGTGCTGGTGGTGGAGCGCGACCAGAACGAGCGGCGCCCGTTGGGGGCAGCGGCCTGGCGCCCGTACAGGGCGGCGAGGCGTGCCTGGTCACCGGACCACCACGCATCCGCTTCGAGGAGGTCGGCGGTGATGCGCCCGAGGTCCGGGGGCGGCCAGACGGTTGAGGTGTCAGTTGGCAACGGCACGCCTGCCACCATGCGCGCCGGGTGGGGCGCGCTCAGGCGGCCTCATCGAGCGCGACGGCGCGGCCCCCGACCCAGCCACGCCACCACCGGCGGGCACCGCGCACCCCGTAGCGCATCGCATCGCACGAGTGGTCGTTGGCCTTCACCGGCTTGTCCTCGCCACGGAGCGACGCCTTGGCGTCCCACACGTAGCCGGGGATCTCCTTGGCGAGCCCCTCGCACGACGAGTGCACGAGCAGGCGGTCGGCACCGAACAGGGTCGCCACCTCGCGGATGCCGTCGCCGACGTCGTTGTCGGCACCGCGCACCCGCTCCCACCCGTCGCGGTGTAGCTGGGTGATGAACGACGACGCCGACGGGTCGACGTGCACCCGGTCGAGCTCATAGGCGGCGGGGATCTCCTCGGCCCACGTGTCCACCTGGGCGCGCAGGCGTGCGCTGTACTCGGCGTCAGTGAGCTGGCGCCGGTTCGCCTTCGCATCCCAGCGCCACTCGCGGGCCACGTACAGGCGCTCACGCCCCTCGACGCGCCCCACGCCGAGCAGGAGCGCAGCGAACACGCCCGCCGTGCCGTAGTCGACGGCGAGCATGACGCGGTGCATGTCGGGCAGGTCGTCGACGAGGTGGCGCTCCGGGGCCCACATGTCCCAGATGGTGCCTTCGGCGAGCACCCAGAGACCGAGGATGTTGCGCTTGTACCAGAGGCCCACATTCTCGGCCTTCACCTGGGCGACGTACTCGTCGGTGAGGCCCGGGTTGTCTTCCAACACGAAGTGCGTCGTCGTGTAGCCGAGCTCCTCGGCGCGGTCGATCACGGTGGTCTTGAACCAGTGCATCGGCCCGTCGGGGTTCGTGGTGGCGAACAGGCGCGCCCCGGGCACGCGGGCACGGTTGAGGAGCTGCGACCAGTAGCCCTCGCCGGGGAGGAGTGTCGCCTCGTCGATGTAGGCGCCGGCGATCGTCGCACCACGGATGCGGGACTCGGCGCTTACGTCGTTGGCGCCGAGCACGTCGACCTCACGCCCGAAGATCACCGCCGTGTTGGCGCCCTTCGTGTAGCGGATCGACGGGTCGCCGGGGGGCAGCATCTCGAGGATCGGGGCGAGCACGTTGCGGTAGAGCGTGTCCTTGGTGCGGCCGATCATGAACAGGCGCCCGGACGGCGGGGCGTGGTGGGCGACGAAGTCGAGCCAGGCGATGATGCTGGCGATCGTCTTGCCCGACGACACCGAGCCCTCCCAGATGTTGACGCGGGCCGTTGCGTCGAGGATCGAGCGGGCCTGCTTGGGCGACAGGTTCGCCGGGGCGTCAGGGTTGAGCATCGGCCACGGCGTCGAGGCCCTCGACCAGCCGCTCGAGGAGCCCCTTGGCCTGGCCCTCGTCGGCCCGCTCGTCGGCCCGCTTCACGTCGAGGACCATGCGCTGCAGGGTCTGCACCGCCGAGGCACGGTCACGGATGGCACGGGCGTCGGGGCGCACGCTCAGCACCTCGGCGCCGGCCATGCCACCCGACACCACCGGCTGGTCGTCCCAGAACTTGTCGAGGATCTCGTCGAGGCGTTCCTGGGCGGATGCGGCCGACTTGGCTCGGCGCTCCTCACAGAACGCCGAGCGGGCGATGTTCGCATTTCGCGTGCGTGCGACGGCCGATTGTTCAGCCGAGTGCCCGACCGCTTTAGCCACCGCTGCGATGGTTCCGACACCGCGGCCCATGGTCTTTGCCACCTTGGCGTAGCTCATCCCCTCGTCGAGGAGGTCGGCGATGCGCTGCCGTTCGTCGTCTGTCACGGGGTTTGCCACGTCACCACCGTCCCGTCCGGGTCGGTAGCCGGCGGTGCAGCCACCACCCGGCCCTCGTGTAGCGCACGAGCACCCATGCCTGGTGGGTGGCGACGGCGACGGTGGCGACGGCGACCAGGGCGAGCAGGACGCCGAGGGTCCAGGCGAAGGCGGTGGCGGCCTGGTCGATCATGATGCCTCCCATAGTTCTGGCTGCGTAACGAGTGCGACACGCTGCATCTTTGTAGATCTTCTGCGAAATTCTCGCAACTTCTCAGCCTCACACGTGCGGCAGATCCGGTACCCGCGGCTGTCTGTGCCGCTGTAAGCGTGCCCACGGGGGCAGTGGTCCTTCTGGGCGTTCACCCTCGCCGAGCCCTGCAGCTGGCCGTGTAGGAGCGCCTGGGGCCACTCTGTGGGCCAGATGGTGATGGGGTGCAGGCCGAGCGCCGTGGCGGCCTTGTCGGCCTGCTCCTCGGTGATGCCCTGGTGTCGCAGGTGGCGCGCCCATCGGGGCTTCACGCCGATGAGCTCGGCCAGGCGTGCGATGCCCGAGGGGTGGTCGTCGGGTTGGTGGCCACCGATCTGGCCGAGGGTGATGCCGGCGGCATCGGCGAGCGGCTCGATGGGGAACCTCACCCGGGGAGCACCACCACGAGCGGGGCGTCCCACGGGAGCGCCACCCGGAGGACGGGGGCGTCGGGGTTTGCGTAGCGATGTTCTCGCGGTTGCCTGGCACTTCGGCACGTGGTGGCAGGCGCAGAGGGGGCAGCGCTTGCCGCTCACGACTTATCCCCAGGGAGGAAGGCGGCGAGCGGGTCGTCGTCCTCCTGCACGAGATCACACGAAACGCCGATTGTGTCGCGCGTGTCGCGCGTGTCGCGCAGGGCTGGACTCTGAGCGTCCGATCCCGGCTCAGGAGGGTTATCTGGCGATTCCCTTATCGCGACACGCGCGACACGCGCGACACTTTCTCCACCTCGTTCACTTTCGTTCCCTTCCGCATGGCCGCTGTCGCGCGTGTCGCGCGGTGTCGCGCGGCCCAGCACTTCCTCGGCCCTCGGGTGGGGAACCATGCCCGCCGCCTCACGGATGGCTGCACTGACCTGCATGTTCGGCCCGCCCGTCACGCCAACCAGCCGCACGAGACCCAGTTCGATGAGCAACGTGAGCGCCGGCGTGAACTCCTCGATCTTGCGAAGTCCCCGCGGACCGCTCCGACCGAGCTCCCGCCGCGCGACAAATGGCCCTGTCGCGCGCCCCCCCCGCGCGACAAGCGCCCCCAGGAGGCGCCTGGCGTCATCATGGCCCGTTCCGGGTTCGTGGAGCCGGTGACCGATCCAGTAGTCGCCGAGACGGCACGCCCGATCCATGATTTCGGCGCTCACCGGCTCGGTGTGTGGATAACTCTCAGCGAGGTGGAGCAGGGCCGAGACCCGGATCACGGTCGTCTTGAGCTTGCTCACCCAGCCGAGGTCGTGGTCGAGATCCCCGCCGGGGCGGGTGCGGTTCGTGACCCGCTTCGCCCACGCCGACCACGCCGAGCGGGCCTCGTGCGACAGCGTCACCTTGGCCGGCACCTGCCATGACTGGAACCGGCGGGCGAGGTCGCCCATGCGCACGTTGTAGGCGTCGTCCGCGTCCTGGTCCCAGACGTCCCGGTCGAGGTTGTCGTCTCGCATGTGGGCCATCCGCGCCGGGCGGCAGGTCATGAACCGGGCGCCGAGGCCGCGGGTGCGGAACTCCACGTCTGCCATGGCGGTGTCCCATGCCTCTGGCTGGGCGCCGAGCACGAAGTTCAACAACGGGCGCCGCAGGAGCACGCTGGGGGCCTTCTGACGGTCCTGTGTGTGGCGCTTGCCGCTCCACGCCTTGAGGTAGAGGTCCATGTTCGACCCGCGGGCCTTGTCGCCGTAGCGGTCGATGTTGAGGGGCCCGCCCTCGTCGGAGACCACCGACAGCCGATCGCCTGACGCGGCCATGAGGGTGGCGAGTCGCTCGGGGGTGATGTCCGAGGTCATCATCCGCCCCGATGGCGGCGTCTCGAGGTCGTTGAGCTTGGACAGGAGCGCCTCGGCCTTGGCCCGGGATGCCTCGTCGCCCAGGGCGGCGGCCTTCTTGTGGCCGGCGATCTGCTCCTCGATCATCTCCCGTTCGAAGTTGGCGTTCGACTCGGCATCGGCGGCTTGCTTGCGGGCCTGGTCCTCGACGGCCTCGATGGGCGCCATGGCGATCTCTGACGCCGGGGTCTTGCCTTCGGACACGCCGGCGACGGCCGACAGGTAGACGGCGGTGGACTCCATGTGGCCGGGCCGGGCCTCGACCTCGACCTTGCCGAGTGCGGCGACGGCCAGCGCGCCGAGCACGTAGGACGCCGGGATGTCGGGCGGGCACTGGATCGACCGCGCCGCGTTGGCGACCTGGGCCTCCATCCACGCGGGGAACACGTCGGTGGGCCACGCTGGCACCGGGTCGGGCTCGGGTAGCGGCTGGGGGTCGCCCCAGGGCTCCTCCTCGTCGACGGGAACGTAGGTGGTGTCGACGACTGCGGATGGCCGGGGGCCGTAGCCTTCGGAGCGCAGTTGGCGGGCGGCGACGAGGCGGTCCCCGTTGTGTTCGTGGATCGCGTACCACGAGAACCGGTCGTAGCTGGTGGCCCGCCCAGTGCCGTCCCACGGTTCGACGAGGTGGTGCACCGCCGATGAGAACGCGATGAGGCGGTCGGTGCCCTTGGCGTTGGTGGTGGCCGAGTGGCCGAGGCGTGGATCCTTGCCGGGCCGGGTCCAGTAGGTGACGTTCCCGTGTCGGTGGTGCTCGGTCCAGCCGTGGAGTTTGGCGGCCCACGTCGTCGACCCGTTGTAGTCCGACACGACGGCGTCGAACCACGACTCGGCCACCGTGGGGGCGCTCACGTCCTCCCAGTGGGCCTCCTCGTCGGGCTCGGGCACCGTCGGGCGGTTGAGCTCGTCGAAGCTCGCACAGACGGCGTATAGGGCGTCTCGCTCGACGGCGGTGAGGGTGGCGAGGGTGGCGATGCTGCCCCGCTCCACCGTCCACCCCTTGCCGGTGTCGTGGACCTTGCCGCCGGAGGGGGCCAGGATGGTGAAGCCACCCTGACCGCGGGTCTCGATGAGGACCTCGATGGAGGCGGTGTCGGGGTCGATGGTGCGGGCAAGCTTCTGGTTCCCCTTGGCACCCTCGGGCACCCGGAACAGGAGGTGGATCCCACCCGACGGACTGCGCTCCATGTAGCCCTCGGTGATCCGGGCCAGCACCCCGCCGAGGCCGTCGTTGTCGACGGCGGTCTTGAGTCGTTCCCACATGCCGGCGTCGACGGCTCGGCCCTCAAGCTCGAGCATCTCCAGATGGCCGGAGGAGGCGCCGCACACCGCGCCGATGCCGTCGCGTGGGTTGGCGTACCAACGGGCGATGGTGTCACGGTGGGGTGGCTCGTGCTCGTACTGGCGCCACGTGCCGTCGGGGCGCTTCGTGCCGTCCTCGCGCGGTGGGACGACGGCGATGCCGGCGTCGAGGTAGCCGAGGGCGGTGGTGGCGTCGACCGCCATCATGCGGTGGCGTGCTCTGCGCGGTCGGCGGCCAGTTCAGCTCGAGCGGCATCGGCCGGCCGGGCCGTGGTCCTCGTCGGCTTGGCGGGTGGCGTCGGGGTCTCACCGAACTCGAAGCGGGCCCGCCGGGCCGTGAGGTATGCCTGTTCGACCTCCCCCCCCATCGGCATGTAGGAGTCGTGGCGGTCGCCGACGACAAGCTGTAGGGCGACGTGCCGAGTGCTCGCATGGCGAGGCAGGCCATCCTCGGGGGTGCACGTGGCGTCGGTGTAGTAGTTGTAGCTCTGCCACTCAGCAGATCCGACGCCGGCGCCCCATGCCTGGAACTGCACGTAGCCATGGGCTACGCCATTGCGGCAGTAGATGGAACTGTGGAGGATGGCCGTCTTGTTGGTCGGGTCGGGGATGTCGCCCAGCAGGATGAGCCCGCTTGCCAGCGGCGTGGCCTCCCAGTCGATGGCGTGGTAGAGCATCTGCGCGTAGTCGCCGGTGATGGCGTTGGCGTCGCCCTTCACCTCCACCCACTTGTTCGACTTGGGGAGGTAGAAGTCGGGCAGGTAACGCCAGGTCCCCTCCTCGCGGCCGTACACGGATTCGATCTCGAACCCTTGGGGCTCGTACTGCCACTCGATGCCGATGGCGTCGAAGAAGACGGCCCACCTGGCCTCGAGGCGCGACCGAAAGCGGCAGCCTGCGTAGTGGGTCTCGATGGCGTTGGTTGCGGTTGTACCCATAGTCCCCGCCCCGACCTTGACGTCGGCGTCGCCCGAGGCGACCAGCGGGGCCGGCGGCGTGGTGGCCTGCCGGGTGCGCACGAGGGAGGGGGCACCTCGTGCGCAGGTCTCGTTAGATGAGGTCGCCCTCGTCGCGCTTGGCGGCGCCCCTGGCGATGCGGACCTTGAAGGTCTTGCCGTCACCCTTGGCCGCCTTGTAGGTGCCCTCGTAGTGGATCTGCACGAGGTCGCCGTTGGTCGGCTGGGCGGCGATGATGCCGCGCTTGAGGTTGGCCTGTCCGCACGTGATGGTCACGAACTCGCCGGCCTCGATGGTCTCGCGCTCGGCGCCCTTCTCCTTGAAGTTGAGGGCGGACTCGGTGAGCTCGATGACGATCTGTGGGCACGGGTTCTGGTTGAAGTCCGTGCCCCCCTCGGCGGCGAAGGACACGACCTTGCCGGTGACCTTCTGGCCGATCTCGTGCCAGCCGATGAACGATCCCTGCGGGATCTCGACGTCTTCCCAGGTGGTGCTCATGTCGGGGTTCTCCTTGATGGTGTGGTGTGTTGTTGTGTTGGAGTGCCGCACTAGGCGGCGGTGGTGATGGCGTCGATGACGGCCTTCACGCTCTTGTCGGCCTTGTAGGCCGCGACGAGGTCGGCCAGTTCGTTGGCCTGGTCGACGGTGAGGGACCCGAGCACGGCGCCGGTGGCCCATGTCGGGTGGAGGTCTTCGCCGGTCACGTAGGCGAGGGCGGCGCGGGTGCGGGCCTCGGTGTGTCCGACGTCGTGCCACGCCTTGATGGCGTGGAGGGCAGCACGGCCGATGGCCCAGCCCCGAAGGCTCATGTCGGCGCCCTCGGTCCACGGGCGGCCCTGCTCATTGGCGCCACGGACCCAGGCGCGCATCTTGTCGAGGCGATCGGGTGCTAGGCCGGCGATGGCTTCACGCAGGGCGACGGCGTCGCCGTCTTCGGCCATGTCGCCGTTGTCGGGCACCGGCCACAGGGTGGGAGGGGTCTCCGGCTCGGGCTCGGGTGCTGGTGTCTTGGCCTCCTCGGCCGCGGCAACTCGCTCGGGATCGTTGGCGGGCCAGTCGGGCTCCACCGCGTTGAGGGCGGCGTCGATGAGGTCGATCTGTGCCGGGGTCCATGGCGGCTGGCGGGGGACCGAGGCGATCTCGTCGCCGTCGGTGGTCATCGGCCAGCGCTCGCGCAGGGCGTCGACTCGCTCGGGGTAGTCGGCCTTGAGCTTCGTGATGCGCTCCACGATCCACGCCGTGCGGTCGGGGGCGGGCGCTGCCTTCTCGGCGGGCTTGGCCTTCGTGAAGATCCCCGCCACGCTGCGGGCCTCACGCACCAGGGCGCAGATCTGCGCCTTCTCCCAGCCCTTGGCGATGTCGACCGACACGACGGAGCACGTACCGTCGATGGCCGACAGGTGGGCGATGAGCGCCGTCGTCTTGTCGACGTCGGGCATCGGCTCGTAGCCGTCGGGCGTCCACGCGTGGGTTGCGTTGGCGTAGACGGCCGCCTGCACGGCGTAGTTCGCCTTCCTGACGTCCTTCCCGGTCTTGACGTCCAACACGACGATGCGCCCGTCGGGGAGCCGCACGAGGCGGTCCAGGGTGCCGGCGACGCCGAGGGCGGGCAGCACGACGGTGCGCTCGATCCACGCGGGCAGGATCTCGATGCCGTGGGTGGCGAGGGCGGCAGCCCATGCGTCGACGTGCGCACCCCACGGGTCGGGCGGGCGGTGCCCGGTGCCGAGGTCGTGGTGCTCGGTGGCGAGGTGGAGGGCGGTGCCGACGGCGGCCGACAGCTTGGAGCCCGCCCACAGGTGGGCCTCTTCGGCGATGGCCCGTAGCGCCTTGTCGTTGTCGTGCTCGGCTTTGGCCTGCGTGTAGAGGGCGTCGTTGTGGACGAGGCCGCGCACGGTGAGGCCGAGCTTCCAGATGGTGAGGCCCTGGCCGTCGTCGAGCGCTTCGATGAAGGTGGTGACCCGGGTCCACGCCGTGTCGGCGCCGGTGTCGGGGTGGGGGAGCTTGTAGCGCCCGTTCTCGGCCTCGGGCTTGTCGGTGGCGATGGGGTGGGCGTCGGCCCATGCGAGGAGTGCGCGCTCGTCGTCGGTGGCGAGGCCGTGACGCTCGGTGCCGGTGGTGGGTTCGTCGAGGACGATGGTCACGACGCCACCTCCAGGGGGAGGGCCACGTCGGTGCGGGTCACGTGGTGGACGTGGTCGGTGGGTGCGGTGGTCCACCGTTGGCAGCCGTCGCACCACCAGGTGGGGCGGGTGTCGGTGTCGGCGACCCACTCGGCGGGGTCGTAGCGGTCGGCGTGGGGGTCCCAGCCGGTGGCGACGGTGTCGGCCACGTGGTCGGGGTCGCCGCCGGCGATGCGTGCGGAGCGGTTGGCGAGGATCATCGGTGCTCGTCCTCTCCGATGCGGGGGTCGTTGTCGGCCATGTCGGTGAGGTAGTCGTCGGT